CTTAAATTAAGTACTCCACTCTGCTGGCTAGAACGAGAAGTTAAGTGCTCCCCATGATACAAAGCCACGGAGTGGCTTTGGTTATGGGGAGTACTTAACTTCAGTACTAGACGGTACCGTGGAGTACTCCACGATAGTGTGTCAATTTAACTTTTTTTAGGATAGTTGTAGAAGATAGAATGCCACTGGGAGGTGGACTGTTACAATTAGTAGCAGTTGGAAAACAAGACGTATATTTAACCGGTAATCCACAAATTACATGGTTCAAAATGGTCTATCGCCGCTACACGAATTTCTCCATAGAATCACAGGCCATTTATTTCGACGGCGACCCCGATTTTGGAAAGCGCCTCACATGTAATATACCACGCAAGGGCGATCTCCTCGGCCCTCTTATCCTAGAAGTAACCCTACCCGAGCTGCACCTCGCCGACGCCTCAGGAACACTGGCCGCCTACGTGAATTCACTCGGTCACGCTCTCATAGAGGAGATATCAATCGAAATCGGTGAGCAAGAGATTGATAAACAAACCGGGGAATGGATGGAGATTTGGTCGGAATTAACAGTACCACCAGGGCAGCGTGACGGCTTCAACGCCATGGTTGGGCGTATCGATGGAACACTTCCACCACCCGTAACATATCCCCCCGATAAAAATGCCGTATCAATCAACGGTACATACCAGTACGGTGCTGTCAAACTCTATATCCCTCTCCAGTTCTGGTTCAATAAGAACCCTGGTCTATATCTCCCTCTTCTTGCCATGCAGTATCATACTATACGCCTAAATGTGAAACTCCGGTCTCTCGACCAACTAGTTTACACCGCCGCGCCCTTGAACGCTAATCAAGATTGTGCCACGACGCCAAAGACCAAGAAGAATAAAATCATCGACCTACGGCTATACGGAGACTACATACACCTTGACGTCGAAGAACGCCGACGTTTCGTCTCGAATTCTCACGAATACCTCATCGAACAGCTCCAATACACATCAAAAATCAGCATACCGGCAGCTACAAATACGGCACTCATCCCTCTCGAGTTCAATCACCCTCTACGCGAAATAGTATGGATTCATCAACGTGATGCCATGGAAAAGTATAACGAATGGTTCAATTACAGCTCCGTGTCAATTAACGAGCGCGGCGCTCGTCGTGATATGCTCCAACAGGCCGTCCTCCAGCTCGACGGCTACGACCGGTTCGAAATCCGCGACGCCGGCTACTTCCGCCTCGTCCAACCCTTTCAGTATCACTCCAATGTCCCACTAAACCAGTTCATATATGCTTACTCATTTGCGATGAAACCCGAAGAGCTACAGCCCTCTGGGTCTTTGAATGCCAGCCGCATTGATTCTATAAAATTACAGATTGCCCTCCGACCTGATCCAGCAGCCACGGTTTTACCTACCGATCCGAATTACGTACCACCTCGTGGCAATTCACATGTTCGAGTCTATGCCACAAATCACAATATTCTACGTGTTGTTAATGGGTTTGCAGGCCTAGTATTTAAGATATAATGATATAACAAGGAAATGGCAGCCGCTATCCCTAGTGGAGGAGCAGGTCAAACTATATTACAACAACTTGGGGTTGGAATACCAATGCCATTTTGGACTTTGAAGGCACTAACTATTTTTCCAGTAACTGGAGTTCTAGGGTTAAATCATGCTGCTATGAATAATCAGGCAGTTGCCTTATTAAAAGCCGGCTCACTCCTTGTCTCAGCAATCACTATTGCGTTCTTATTACCGTATTATCCGTGGTTCTTACGCAAATATATAGTACTTTTTTCAAGACTCGGTCCATGGTTCATGTTTGATATTTTCGAAGTATTGAATGCGAATTTCATGACGCATGGCTTCCGATTACCCTTGAATATTACACTAGAAGGGTTGACACACTCTAAACACACGGATGGAAGATGGAAACTAACTACTGCAATGGCCGCCTCGATTATGGCCACCTTCGCCGCTTCGGGCGTTGCTGTAGCAAGTTATTTGCCAGCAAACATTGTTCCAGCGAGTATTTCGCAGAACATCGCCCTTATTTCAGGGGGTTCTGGCGTCCTCTTGGGAGGTGTTGCCCTTGCCGCACTTTTTATGTCTAAGAGTCCTGCTACAGGGGGTTTCACGCCTCTACCAATGACAGGTGGCGGTCTCCCACCTCTTTCCCATTTCGCAGATAAGTTATTGTCATCAAAGGATGAATCGTATGCTTTTTTTGCAGTCCTGGCGCTAATTGTTTTGGGCGGTGTTGTTATAACGGCATCTAAAAGTTAAGTATCTATAGCTAACATATAATGAAGTACCTCATGGAGCAGGCAGAGTTTGAGACCCTTATTGGTCGCGGTGAGTATCCTGATGAGAAAGTCCCACCATTTACGGTTGTCTACTTCACAGCCACTTGGTGTGGGGCGTGTCGGTCAATTGACCTGGCCGCACTTGAGAGTGCATTTCCTCTAGTGAATTGGCTCAAGTGCGATGTGGATCAGAATAATTATACACCAGGCTACTGTTCTATTCGCTCTATCCCGACATTTATGGCGATTAAGGACAAGAAGATTGTGGGGCAGCTACAATCAAATGACAACGGAAAGATTACGGAGTGGCTAAAGAATCTCTAATCGACAAATAGCTGGGAATGAAAGATTCCTATGATATTTTAATAGTAGGTGCAGGTATTGCAGGGTTATACACCGCAATTGAGTACTTGAAACGAAAGCCGAAAGCCCGTGTCGCAATCGCTGAGGCATATCATATTGCCGGTGGGCGTATGTCAACCTTCTCAGCTGATATCTCAGGAGTCCACTATCAATGGGAAATGGGTGGAGCGAGAATTTCAGAGCATCATGGGCTACTGCTCGGACTTTTCAAAAAGTATGGACTCGAGACAATTCCAATTTCAGGCCGCCTCCAATTCAAGGAATCCGGAGCATGGCCTCTAGAGCCGGACAATTTCGGTCCAGCAATTCCAATTACACTCGAACCTCTGGCGAATCTTCCAAAAGAAATTCTTGGAATGAAAACTATTCGCCAATTACTTTCCACTGCTCTCAAGCCGAAGGAATTGGAGGATCTTCTAATTCGCCACCCCTATCGCGCCGAATTGGATACCATGCGAGCCGACGTTGGCCTGAAACTTTTTCAAAATGAATTCGGACCTTCGGAGAAATACTTTTTATGCAAATCCGGACTTTCCAATCTTATAAAAAAAATGGTGGAAGATTTTGAAAGTCGTGGAGGATTTCTTTTTCTCAAACACAAACTTTTGGAAATCCGCGGAGACAACGAATTCATTTTCAAAAAAGTTGGAGGAGGCTCCGCCGAAATTGTTTTCCAAGCCGCCAAAACTGTTTTCGCAATTCCTTCTACCGCTCTGGCCCGGCTCGCTCCCTTCACCTCTTGGCCTACTCTGAAACATCTTACCATGAGACCCCTTCTCCGACTTTATGCAGTTTTTCCAAAAGGTCCAAACGGGAAGCAATGGTTTGAAGGACTCCCAAAGATTGTTACGGCTGCCAGGCCCCGCTATATCATACCAGCCAGTGTTGAGAATGGCTCTATCCAGATTTCCTATACCGATTCTACGGATGCAGAGCCGCTCATTGAACTTCTTGAGAAAGATGGCGAGGCGGCTCTAGGGGCCGCAATTGTTAGGGATCTCAGAATTCTTCTGGATAAAACAATTCCAGATCCACTGTTTGTGAAGGCCCATCCTTGGAAAGACGGGGTCACCTATTGGCTCCCCGGTGATTATGATTCTGTAGAACTCTCCAAGAAGGCTATTCGACCCTTCCGTAAGAAGCCCTGGTTCGTTGTTGGCGAATCCTTTAGTATGCGCCAGGGCTGGATGGAGGGGGGTTTAGAGCACGCTAAGTCTGCTCTTCCCAACATAATAGATGGATAAGCACCTCCTGCTCGCCTTGTTTCACATAGCACTCGTTGTACCTTTTTTTCTCTATATCGGATTTCAGCGTGCAGCAACACCTGAGTGGGTCTATAATCTCCTCTTCGGCCTGGGCCTTTTCATTTTAGCCTATCACGGAGTCATGGCGGGAATCCGGTTAATGTCACAGAGCATGGGGGCTTGGGTAAATCTCATACATGCTTTAATAATTGCTCCACTCATGCTATACATTGGTTATTATGGAAAAAAGACACAGCGTCCTGCCTATGAAATGCTGCTAATCATTGCCTTTGGAGCACTTGGATATCACCTCAAGTCGCTGATAGAGTCTACGCAGACGTTTATGAAGGATGATTAAGGATGTTCGCAAGCTCTGCAGCACGAATTGCCTCATGTACTGTAATACATGAGGCAACGTGATAATGAAAGGCTGTCAGGGAATTCAATTCCTTCTCGCACACCTTGCATGTTAGGTTATCGCGCACGGCTTCCACTTCTTCCTTACAGTGCATTCGCACGTAGTGAATAAGGAGATTCGACTTAGTGGGAGATCCCTTGAATCTACAAGCCTGGGGGCATCTGTAAAGAGTTACACGACTGTGCTGGGTATTTACGTGAACGTCGAGTGAATACTTAGCCTTGAATTCCATCTTGCAGTGGTTGCATTTATAGGGGAGACTCGTCTCGTGCGATTTCAAATGATAGTGCATAGTGTTCTGTTTTTCTCGAGTTTCACCGCACACGTTACATACAAATTCTCCTGCAGAGTTCTTAGTGTATTTATAGACCATTTGGTGTTGAAGAGGGTCACGGAGTTTTCAATTTTAAGGTCTTAGCATCTACGTGAAGCCCACCACTTCTTTGCTCCCGCCGAAGCCGCCTTAGCTCTCTTAGCAATATCAGCATCTGTCGTGTGATATGTTTTCCCGCACATCAAGAAAGAGTGGACCCGCGCATAACCCCACTGCTGCTCGGTCGCCCCGGGTCGATGCCCTGTTCTCCAAGCAGCCATTCCGCGATTGTAGCATTCCCTTATAAACTTGAGAGGAACACCTGTGGCCTTCGCCTTCGCCTCTAGTGACTTCGCCTCAGGGAATTTACGCTTCCAGGCGGCAGTGTAACCAGATTTCCGTGTTTTTACACCACGGTCCGTCTTGAAACCGATATAGGCCGTCGCGTTCTTCCATAATTTCGATCCGAATTTCGCGATTTCTCGGCGCCGCTCAGCCTTTTTTGTGGCCGATAACCCACTAAAATAACGTTTCGGAGATTTACGGGTCTTAGGCATCTCTTATTATATGGGCTAAAAGATTTGGCCCATCATCATATAAGATGATTATTGCAACTTTAGCAATCGGCCACGACTTCTGTGAAAGCTTGGCGGAATGCTTGAAATCTAAGGTGGACTACGCGGCTAAACATGGCTACGTCTATAAACAGGGAGGTGAAGAGTTTTGGGACCGTGATAGACCTATACCGTGGTCGAAGGTGCCGTTTATTCTTTCAGTTTTAGAGGGGGCCGACGAAGGAGTCCTCGTCTGGTTGTCCGATGCCGATGTACTAATTACTAATCCGGCACTGCGGGTGGAGGACCATGTACCCCTCCTACCTGTTGGAAAAGACATGCTAATGCTTATTGATGCCTGCGGTCACCTGAATTCCGGAAATCTTTTGATGCGGAATACGGCATGGCTACGGGATTACTGGAAGCGGGTGGGCCAGCAGACGGATCTCCTATACCATATTTGGTGGGAGAATGCTGCTATGATTAAGCTACTAGAGACTAATGCAGACGACCTAGCGCACACTGAGATTTCAAACGAGCATACGCGGTTCAACTCGTATTTACAGGGGCTTCCAGGGCAGCCACTATGGATGCCAGGGCAGTTCCTCGTTCATTTTGCAGGCGTCTATGATGTTGCGAAAATTAAGAAGCTTACGGGGGCTATAAAGTCTGGAAAAATCCCCAGACTGGTTGGAGAAAAAATCGAATATATAAGTATAAATGGAAAACAGCGCTAACAATAGTAATAGTGAGGAAATGATGGGGGGCCAGAACGACATGCGTAAGAACATGATGGGCGGCCAGAATAACACGATGACGAAGATGATGGGCGGCCAGAACAACACGATGACGAAGATGATGGGCGGCGGTCGCCGTACGCGTAAGAACATGATGGGCGGCCAGAACAACATGATGCGTAAGAACATGATGGGCGGCCAGAACAACACCATGACGAAGATGATGGGGGGCCGCGGTCGCCGTACGCGCAAGAACATGATGGGAGGCCAGGCCATGGCACCAAGAATGAATATGATGGGGGGTGCCAAGCGCGCCGTCGGCACGCACGCGGAGGTCTGGCACGGCACGGCGGACCACACGAGCGGCGGCCTCAAGAAGCGCGACCTCATGAAGAACAAGCACGGCCGCATCATTTCCAAGAAGAAGCACGCTCTTGGCAAGAAGGCGCTCAAGAACCTTGTTAAGGCTGGGTTCAAGGCGAAGAAGGGGACATTCAAGCTTTTCCGTAAATAAACGGAAAAGCTGTTTAATAGTCCCGCCTTTAGCGGGACTATTAACAAGTTATTTCGCAAGTAAGCTTGCGGAAAAGCTCACCGCCCAAGCGAATCGGCAATAGATCTCAAAAGCTCAGCCGACTCCTGAAGCGTAAAGTTGCTTTGACTAGCGCCCTCTGATGGGTCAAACCAATACAGAAATCCTTTCTTATCCGATTCTCCAATGGAGGACCAGACAAGACCGAGTTCTGATGCACGAATTTCCTTTAGAACTGACGCGACCTTGTATTTTTCAGTTGTCAAAGCCCCTACACGACCATTTAGAGCAGATTCAATCACATCGGCTGCCGTATCATGCGTCCAGAAAATCGCATCCCACTCCGAAGATACTGGTACATTCGTGCCGAGACCGATTAGCGTAAGCCCATCACGAGCCAAATGATTATAGACCTGCGCCGATGGCTCACCGGACCCCCAAACAAGTCGCACAGGCTTCGCGCAGTTTGTGACATATGTAATGGCGAGACGAAGGTCCGAGTTGTCCTTAATCACGAAAACCGCATCCCATTTCATTCTTAGGAGCCAGGGGTCCAAAGCGCTTGTGACAAGCACACGCCGTCCTCTTTGCGCTACCTCACTGTCTATCACAGCCAGGCGTGACCGCACGAGACCTGGTAGGAGTGCAGGGGAACCTATACAGTATAGTTTGCGACCCTTCAGACGCTCTGAAAACGCCTCTAGACGAACCTCGTCAGTCATTATTTGCTATTGTGATAGATGGTTTAGACCAGGCTTCGCCAACTAAAATTAACTAGCACAACCCACATTAGAGCCACAAAATGTTTAGTTGCTTTAAAGCAAAACCCGCCTATAAATACGAGGTCCTCAGATATGATGGCGCGGGATGTTTATTTACAAATAATCAGCTCGTGCTTGCGGGATATCAGCCGAACAAGACTGCATCTTACATTAGCGGTATCGGCGGGTCTAAAATGCCTGGTGAAACCTTTCAGCGGACAGCCTACCGAGAGACTCTCGAAGAGCTCTTCCATGTGAATACATTTCCAGCCGGCCTCATCGAATCCATTGAACTTGTCCTCGAGCCCAAGCGTATTATACAGAACGGCACTTATGTAGTTATTGTTCTCTCTTTCACCGACCTTGAGCTGATTCTGAAGGCATGTAAGTACTATAGACTAGTCAGCCCAGTGTACGACAGTATCCCTTTAAAACTTAACGACCTTATTCTGAATCGGCATCCTGACCCCAGCGCTGAGATTACATATTTATCACTAATACCATTGGCAAAAAATGTGACGATTGACCCATACTTTGTGGAGGATTTGAATATTAGTTTAGGGTCTGAACTGCCCTAGATACTCGCGCATACACTTTCGTATCTCTTTCGTATCATCCTTGAAAGGTTCGCCATCAACCCCCTCCAACAAGATTTTTTTCCCTACGATTTTAAAAAGGTCTTCTATACCCTTTATACGTATAGTAGTATCAGTACTAAGATACTTTTTGCAAAAGAAAATATCAGATTTCAAGTATTCTTCGTCATCCATTAGACCAGTTTCCTGAAGAACATCGAGGCCGAGTCGAAATATTTCCATCCGCTCGGGGCTTGTTAGTTTCGGATCAAAGGCAGTCGGCTTGAGATACTTCACACCCTCGCCATAGAGTTTATGTCTCGGATATCTATCATCAACAAAAAGAATATCGCTCGGCTCAATGTGTCCCTTCACATCGCACAGGTCTGTGAAAATCGCCTTGAGGGTCTTGAAGCTTTTAGCCGGTTGCCCGTCCGTTTTTTCTTTCCAGTCCTCTCTGCGAATAGGGTGTGTTGCATCGACGAGACACTCAAATAGCCCAGGACACTTGTATGTGGTTTCTATGAGGGCCTTGGCTATACGCGGCGTGAAGCTGTTCCACGTATTTGAATAAATGACGACTGTTCCCTTAGTCTCGCGTAGGGGCTTAATGAATTCACCCAGGTTCGGTCTCAGGATCGTCTTGAGAATTTTAGGCGATTTCAAGAGTTTCTTGATATAGAGGGCCTCTGCACGGCGCAGCTTTGTTTTGAGAGAAGTACTTAGGCGCAGCCCAGGATTTATTTTCCTATTAAATGTGTTTTCGATAGTGTCGACGCTGAAAAAATCGGCCCAGATGCCTATGTGATAAAAGAATCCGAGGGTGTTATCTAGATCGAAGGCGACTAAGGCCATGGTGGGGCTCCTTAATATGGAGCGCGAGATAAAATTGAAAATGATTGCAACTAAATAAATTATAATAAATGGAAAGTTATAAAAGTTGTACTTCTGCTGGAAAACCTTGGAGCAAGAGTGAAGATAATCAACTTATTAAAGAATATAATGAAGACAAGTTATCTTTATTAGATATTTATAAAAACCATAAACGAACGCCAGGTGCGATTACTGCCCGTTTAGTACGTCTTAACATTATTGATAGAAGAGATAGTATAAGAGGTTATTTAGAATATGAAAATAGTGATTTATATAAAGAACTTTGTAAAAACAAAGAGTATAAATATAGTGAGGCTAAAAATAATCAACCATTAATTACTTCATCTTTTGGATCATTAAAAAATTCATCTGATATTTTACAACTACAAAAAGATGTAAATGAAATAAAAGAAAAGGTAAATAATATTCTTGAACTGATGCATATGATATATGAGTTCGAGACCGAATAGAAATTTAAAGTAAATACATAAGTATTAGATTTTATTCTTTCTAAATATCTTTTGCATGATAATAACTGCTTTTCTTCTTAAAGAGTATTTTATATTATAAATTATGTGCGATATTCCTCCTCTTGGGGCTTTAAAAAAAGATACTGGAGAATATGTTTATCCGCGAATTGCTAACAAAAGTGATAAATATATTTGCCCTGATTGTAAAAAAGACTTAATACTAAAAAAAGGTAATATTAGAATTCACCACTTTTCTCATATTAAGGATGATAATCCTTGCAATTATTATAATAAACCATCTGAATCACAGATACACAAAGATGCTAAAATGTTATTGAAAAATCTATTAGATAATAAAAAACAACTAATTTTTATCAGAGAGTGTCATAGTGATGTCGTGGGGTTCTGCTCTAAAAATACAGAAGAATATGAAATACCTGAAATAACGGATAACTCTCAAATAGTTCTTGAATATCGGTTTGATTACAATGGATTAAAAATTGCCGACGTTGCCTATATAGATAATAATGAAATTGTGTGTTTATTTGAAATTTATAATACACATCGAACTGAAGAAATAAATAGACCTGATCCATGGTTTGAAATAAATGCTATAGAACTTATAAATGCAGTTAATACAAATGATAATACCGTAAAAATAAAATGTATTCGCAAAAATACATGTGAAGATTGTAAATTAATAAAGTGTAGTCGTTGTGATAATTTATGTCCTAGGGTAATTATGAATACTAATATTGTTAAAAAATGGTGCAAAGAATGTGATGTATATTTTTATGGTAAAATATATTTGTTTGTTTCATTTCAAGAAAAAGATGAAATAAAAAAGTATGGTGGTAAATTTGATTCAACTTATAAAAAATGGTATATAGATGCATCAAACAAATATAAAGAAACTATTTTATTGAAATGGAAAAAATGGGAGCCTTGATGATAAAATTGATCCCAATTTCTACAATGCGTTTTTTTCAGCCCCGAGTTTTTGGACCCTTTTACTAAAAGAGCATGGACCAAGCCTACATCCCCCTCAAGCCCCACGCAACGCCTGACACGGTCAAGCCTTACCTAGAGCAAATGTCCCCCAAGGAACGCGAACTACATGAACTCGCCATTAAGCTTCTCGGCTCCTCGTACTTTATCGAATACTCGCACGGCTATCTGAACTGGTTAGCTAAACAGAAATCTTCATAACCCGCAAAGGCACCCCCCCGTAAGCCGCTGCCATTTCACTAAAAGACGAATAATACGAGCCTAGAATCTCAGAGCAGCGGCTCAGGCAATAGAAATCGAGCATAGCCTCGCGGCAACCAAAGGGGTCATTGCGTGAGAGAATCGTAGCCGACCCTGTAAGAATTCTCCCAGGAAATCGGCGGACAGCCTCCTCACGCTCTTCCATAGAATCCGTTGCAACATAGAACATTGTAGCTTCAGGGTAGGCCGTCATGGCCTCCCAGAAAAGCTCCGATGGCGATTCCTTAATGGAGGCATTGTTGTCCCCACGACGAATGTGGACTCCCACGATAGGGCCAGAGAGCTTTGCAAAAAGATCTTCAAACATACACTGAACGAATTCCGCAGGCCTCAGGGACCGCAAATGAGCCAAAAACCGGCCCTGGTCGGCCCTGTAAAACTGCCCGTGCGACTTGATTCGGATTGGCCGTTTCTCGCCCGCGCGCTGATACACGAAATCCCATTCCTCATCCGATTGAACTGACTTCGCCGTGGCCCATGCGCTGTGGCCTTGTAAACGCCCGTCCTCGAGGCGAACCCAGGGCGGTAAGGAGGTCACATCAAATAGGAATTCAAAGGGTGCGGTGTGAATTCCTACATCTGGGGTCCATGATACAATCAGAGAGGGTGGTCGAGTGCCGTCGTCATTTAGAGGGATTATATCTTCGGCAACGCACATTCCACTGACAAGAGCGCGGAGTCTATTTGCAAAGCCGGCGCAGACTTTTAACTCTAGGGGGGGATTCATCTTATTAGTCTTGTTGAAGTAAATTTTAAGCTGTTGCTTACCGCATATAATATCAGCATGAAGTACCGTATCTGTTGGATTACTTCCACTGGATATAGCGGTCACGGTGAGTATTGTCTGACTCGTGAGTTGGCCGAGAATTTGCTTGTAAAGTTATCCGTTGAATATCCTGAAATTAAACATTGGATTGAATGCGATGAAATTGCCGGTTAAGGCTACCGTTTAGTACTCCACGGTAGATAAAAATTGAAATCAGATAACCCCAACCCCTATTTTTAATACCATGGAAACCTGTGCCATTTGTCTCAATCCGTACACAAAGAAGCTTCGGCAAAAGGTTCTTTGTCAGTACTGTCCCGAGCATGCCTGTAGAACTTGTCAGCAAAACTACCTGCTCTCAAGCTACGAGGACCCCCACTGCTTCACGTGTAAGCGCGGGTGGAGTTCCGATTTCATGGCGGCGAATTTTCCCCTTATCTTTCGCAACGGGACCATGCGCCTCCACCGTCGCAAGATTCTATTCGAGCGTGAAAAGGCCATGCTCCCTGCGATGCAGGTTTTCGTCGAGGCTCGGCGCAATGGCGCGCGCGTTAGTGCAGTTTATAACAAGATTTCGCACGAGTTGGCGGAAAAGCATCAGGTCTATTTAAACCACCGCAATGCTGTGAGAGTATTCGAGCGCGATGTATGGGCCGAGCTCCTAACTAAAAAAGCACAGGGACTAATCACTCCCATCCAAATGCCGGTATACCGAGCTGCAAAAAAGAAGTGGGCCGAGCTACATGATGCAGAGATCGCTTATTCTAGAAATATCTGTAATCCTTTGCGTAAGCTACTCAATGACGCCTGTCGTGAATTGTCATATTGGAATCATCGCTATATCAATGGTAGTGAGGCCACTGAGAAGCTGAAGCGGGAGTTTCTGATGCGATGCCCTGCAGAGGATTGTCGTGGATTCCTTTCGACTGCCTACAAGTGCGGAATCTGTGAAAAGCATACCTGTGCCGATTGCCTGGAATGTCTTGGAGCGGCCGATGAGAGTCTCGAGGCCCTGAAGGCCGCTCATACATGCAAGCCAGAAAACGTGGAATCTGCAAAGGCTATTAAGAAGGAGACACGGCCTTGCCCTAAGTGCGGGGCGCGGATCTTTAAGATTGACGGGTGCTTTGCAAAAGATACACCGATTCTTATGTGGAATGGAGAAACCGTCATGTCACAAAATATTAAAATCGGTGATGAACTCATTGGTGACGACGGTAATAAACGGATTGTTGAAGAGCTATGCTCTGGTGAAGATGATATGTATGAGGTAAGTCAGACGCGTGGTATGTCATATAAGGTGAATAGCAAGCATAAGCTTGCTTTAAAGCCATATAACAATATCACATTTCGGAGTGAGGCTAACATATGGATTGTAAAATGGTTCAACAATACTTACTTCTCAACAAAGCAGTTTCCTACAAAAGAAGAAGCTACTGCCTTCCTAAACGATTTGAATCTTCCAGATGTAGTTGAAATCACTGTTGATGATTATATGAAGCTTTCACAGACTACAAAGGATTCACTTTATGGATACAGAGCGAATGAAATTAATTGGCCGCATATTGATGTATCAGTAGACCCATATCTTATGGGTCTGTGGCTCGGTGATGGTGTAAACAATGGAATGAATTTCGCATGTAATCCTAAGAGTGACTCTGAAATCATTCGCTATATCATTGGTTGGTGTGATAAGAATGGGGGCGAGTTAGTACATGACGCCGCACATTGTTTCCGTGTACGGCGCGCTGGTCTTACACAGGGACGCGAGGCTATGAACCATGGAGCAACTTCTGCAGACTGCAAGGGCTGTCTTAAGAATAAATGTGATTTATGCGATCTCCCAAATTCTAAACTTGAGAGAAATGGTAGACTCAATAAGAATCCGTTAAAGGATGCCCTTGAAAAGTATAATCTTATTCAGAATAAGCACATTCCTCGTGACTATATTGTAAATGACAGAGATACACGTCTCCAACTTCTTGCAGGTTTGATTGATACCGATGGATATGTTGGGAATGATGGAAAGCGAATTATGATTTCACAATCAAACCATTCTATCGCAAAAGATATTGCGTTAGTTGCACGCTCTTTGGGATTTGTAGTGAGTGTTGATATTGTTAAAAAGGAAAATGTACCATTTCCAGGTATTCAACCTAAGACGTACCCTCCGCACTTACGCGTATCAATCTCTGGAACAAATCTATCAGATATTCCCACACTGTTGCCTCGAAAGAAGTGTCACGATTCTAATCCTAACAAGGATTGGTTTAAGACAACTATTAGTGTAAAGAGTATTGGAAAGGGATCCTACTTCGGTTGGTCGGTTAATGATAATAAGCGGTTTATCATGGAAGATATGACAGTTTTAAGAAACTGCGACCAAATGTGGTGTACCGTCGATGGTTGTAGCACAGCTTTCAGCTGGAATACCGGTCACGTTGTCACAGGTCGCGTCCATAACCCGCACTATTACGAGTGGCTGCGTCGCAATGGCGGCGGTGCGCCTCGCGAGGTTGGCGATATTCCCTGTGGTGGCGTGCCAAATGCCGGCATATTTATGCGACATGTGATTCGCAGCGCCCTAGCGACCAATGAAAAGAATGCTCTACTTGAGATTCACAGACATCTCTTGGATATTGAGGCACGCCTAGTGGTCTATCCCGCGAGACCAGACGCACTCATGAATAAGGAACTGAATGTACGCTATCTCATGAATGAGATTACAGAGGATGTGTGGAAGCAGAAGCTCGAGCATACCGAGGCGGCCTTTAATCGAAAGAAGGAAATCGGTCAGCTTCTCCAGACCTTTGTGACGGCTTCGGCGGATATTCTACAGAGTATTGTGGGTCGAATGGAGGACACATCAGTTTCGGCGGACAGCGTGGCGGCCTTTATTCGCGAAGTCGCAATGCCACAACTTGAAAGTCTGCGCTCTTATACGAATGAATCTTTCGCCACGATCGGAACTAGTAGGCGTATGGCGGTTCCACAGGTCGGTTCGCACTGGGAATGGATTGGCGTGAGAGCCCTTTATAAGATGCCTACACTGGCTGTCAATGAGATTGTAGAGGCGGATAACGTGATGGCTGGATATGATACGGAGGATGTGGAGGCGGCCGAGGCCTTATAGACCTTGCAAGGCCTAAGCCAAAATCTCCTTAAAAATATAAGATATGCGCCTAAAGTTGCCCGCATTCGCCATTAATCTTGATAAGAGCCGCTTGCCATATGTTTTTAATTTATCAACCGACACCTCGATTCCTATCATCATTTCAAAGGCATCCGATGGCTCCGAGTACTGGGACTCAGGTATCCAAATGAGACACCCCTGGGGCAACGAGCGACTCACTCCAGGCATGATGGGTTGCACGAAGTCTCATATGAATCTGCTCGACGATGATAATCGTCACGGTGTCTATATTTTTGAAGATGATGCCGAACTTGTAATGCCAATGGAGGATGTCGAGAGATTTCTTGACGATGTTCTAAAAAGCCAGGGAGACAATTGGGATATTATTCTTCTCGGCGCGAACGAATATGTGAATTCAAAGCCCATTACGCATGAAATCAATCGTGTATACCGGTTCTGGGGTACGCACGCAATGATTATTAATTCCATCGCCTATGATTTTATTAAGAAGACGTTCTATGATGCACTAGATGAGGGCATTTTTCTTCCAGCCGATTGGATGTATAATGAGGCTATTCGCCAGTACAAGCTGCGCGTTTTTGCTCCGAGCTCACCGAAGCTCTTTTTCCGTCAGGTGCCTGGGCTGGTCTCGGCGATTACTGGGAAGGTCCGCTAATGGCCTTTTAGTAAAAGGCCCCAAAAACTCCATGGCCTCTAAAGGACCGCTAATGGCCTCTAAAGGGCCGCGCCTAGGAGAGGAGACCCCCACCGAATAATATTACTAATAAAAGCACTATCCAACGGCCTCGTATACATTCTAAAATCGAAAATCGACCCCTTTAACAGCTCATCTCGGAGTTCATATTCTCCAGGCTGATCCGTCCAGTTCGACTTTCCAATATAGTTCTTCTCCGTGTACTGATTCTGCGGGAGATATCCAGACTCCTGTGTGTAGACGACATTGCCATTTATGTAAAATTTTATATCCGGTCGCACAGCATCCATTGAAGCCGCCGTTACAACAATATGCGTCCATTCATTGAGCCCCACCGCCTTATTGATTTTCACCTGCATCTTACGGAGCGTCGAATCCCAGACCTCATAAATAAGTGTGGCGCGCGACTTCTTGGCATTCGGGTCGGTCGGCTTCGGCCTATTATTAATCTGCTGCGCCTTCGATGGGTCAGCGTAGATTTCCGCACCAGGGCAGACAAAATCATCAACGTTTGCCCGTGACATCAAATACAGGTCCTGCGCCCGCATCTCAGGACACCACTGTGCCCCAGACCCTGGTCCTGGCACCGTCGTCTCGGGGCATCCAGACCCTGGGCGCAGCGTGTTGTCACCCGAATCTGCATCACCCTTGCCGAGAATTCCCAGGAAGACGTTGTACTTCCCTGCACCGTTTCCGAAATCGAAAATATGGGCGTTGTTCGTGAATTCGTCGAATTTCACCCAGACCGAAAAGGCACGTATGCTTCGCATCGGTATAAGATTTCCTAAGCTGAGATCATTACCATCGCCAATACGCAAGAACTGGTTAGTCCCGTTGAGGTGTAGAGCCCTAGTAATCGTTGGTCTCGGCGGGGACTCGACAACTTCTACAGACCCCGCCCCCTGTATCATGGTATTCCCAACGTAATCAATCATGTCATCACGGAACCGTAGCCACATCTTACACTCCCTGTAAAAATCCACGAGGAGCTTGATGTCATCTGGCGGCTCCGTATCAAGAGTGTCCTTATCGGCAAAGGAGAAGTCGTTCGCTAGTACACACATGGGCTCATAGTTCGCCTTATTTTTAACGATACGACAATATGCACTCTTACCGTTTTTCCCCTCCCGCATGTAATCGTCACGGGAAATCTTAAAGCCATCGCCCACCTTCTTCGTCTTGAAGTTGGTGCTCGTAAGCCCATCTGTTCCGGCAAGGGCGCATGCAAAAAACTGCTCGGCCTCTGAGCCACCCTCCTTGAAGACCATGCGACAATAGTCTTTGGCCGCTCCAATACCCTGAACGTCAGCGTAGTCTGCGAAATACCGGCGATTCGACTTATAGCCCGATTCTTCCTTGTTTGGCCCGACATCACTACGAATTGTAAAAGCTGCCGTGAGAATACTCTCGGCCTTGCCGCTAACTATTCCAGTACCTGTCGGTATTGTACTAGCCCACTGAAAACCCTCATTAAGTTTTTTCGGAAACACCATTTCGAGCCATAAGACTCCTATAAGTAATGCTAATGCCATCCATACACTGCCGTTCATGGCTCCCTACCGTGTTATGTCAAAAAGAACTGTAGTATTTTGGCACAACACAATAGCTAAATGGATGGAGGGGCAATTATAGGACAGGGTAGTTATGGCTGTGTATTTGATCCGCCCCTGCTATGCGAAGAGGCAGTTGAAGCCAAGAAGGCCGGTCGTATGGTTGGTAAACTTGCTAGAAAATCTGATGCAAAATATGAACTTATCACCGCCTCAGTTTTATCTGAAATACCAAAGTACAAAGAATACTTTGTTTTACCGAATTTAGAGTCATACTGCGATGATGTCATTCCATTAGACGACCAGCCCGATAAAATGGGTCTTGCTATGTGTCAGCCAATTGAGCGCTACGGAAGCAAAGATATGGTCCACTACACTATGCCATTCGGAGGTGTTAGTATTATGAAATTCTTCGAAACCGGTAAAAAACTATTTCCTGTTCGGGATATGATTATACACGCCTTAGAGGGTGCTGCGCTCATGACATTAAACGGCTACGTTCATTATGATATCCACATGGGAAATATTCTTATAGAGGGATCCAAGCCCCGTTTCATCGACTTCGGTTTCAGTTTTTCATCATATAATATCACACAAGCAACACTTGATGAGCGATGGAAGCTTTATAATCCGGCATATGCTGCCGAGCCGCCTGAAATCACTATCATAACAGGTCTCAAAAACTGGTACACGCTCGAAGGCACTGTAAAACAGGTTGTTAAGGAGAAGCCATTACTAAAAAGCGCTGAAAATATGCTGAATCTCTCGCGCTTTACCCAACTCAACGAATTCATGAAATTCTGGCGGACTTCGGCCGTCTGTAAGAAAAAGGATTGGCTTGGGTTTTTCCGTCTTTACTGGCCGGCGTTCGATGCATGGGGTATGGGGTATATTATAATTTTTATATATTCAAAGGCGTTGTATGTGAAAAATGATATACCGGATTGGCGAGAGCTGTCGGGTCAAATAAAAGAAATTCTAAGAGGACTTCTTCGAATGGATCCTAGACGGCGGCTAGACTGCGTGGAGGCCCTGCACCTCTTTAGTCCTTCTTCGTACGTCGTGTCTTCTGCGTCCGGAAAGGCCTGGTTAGAGCAGCGGCGGGCCGTGCGCGGGCTGCTTTAAGGCGATTAAGGCGATTAAGGCGATTAAGGCGACGGCTATCCCTGTCGCCTACATCCCTGTCGCCTACATCCCTGTCGCCTACACCCCTGTCGCCTCCACCGCGACGGCTACCACCACGAGCCTTCAGGTAAAGCGGTCGGTTTCGCGGCACACAAAAGTAACTGCAGAAAATGTCATAGTTGAGAGAGCTATCATTTTCCGCGTCGACGTAGTTATAATTGGCAAGCTTAGGGTCCCATATTCTGTGACCGTAAGCATCCACATTCGTCACCAAGTTTCCCCCAGGCTTATGCGACCAGTACCGATTCGAGTCCTGTCTCAAAAAATGGTAATCGTCACTCTGGTCGACTATCAAAGCGATTTTAGAGTAATTCACGGGACACTTATCGGTGAATTCGGCACGCATGACATCGTGATTATCTCCAAATATACGCATTGCCATATTCGGACACGTCTTTGGAAGATTATTACTGAATGGCTCGTAACCTGATGCCTGTCCTGGCTGGTGATAGGGTGCGGTACACTTCTTCTTGCCCTTACACTTCGCAATCTGTTTCGGGTCACGCACATTCATCGAATAGGAGTAGCAGTTATGTGTTTTCATGAACTCCTTCGTCCCGTTCCATAACTCTGGGTGATAGTCTGGCTCTGCATCGGTGAGTGGAGAAATGCGCGGACATGACCCTATATGAAGTTGACAGAAGGCCTCTCCTGGTAATGCACGATTCATGCAGTCAATCGAGCAATTACACTGGTGTGGCCTCCCCGTCTCGTATGGTAATGTCCCTTGTCTGTGGTGTTTCTTGTATGACATTTTGGTCGGAAGGACCCCCTACTGTAGGTGATTGTAAAAGTTTAGCAATTTTTATAGCCAAATCATCCTGGGCGGGGGACTTTGATACTTCAAGAAGATTTGGAATGCCTGAAGAATTCGTGGTAGTGGCTGGCGCTGAATTCACATCCTGTAATTTGATGAATTGTTCCTGGGCCTGGCGCATGAGAATTTTTTCCACGGTGTGCATGAATTTTGTGAATTGTTGCTCGTGAGTCGTCCCGTCCTTGTGATATGTTCCAGTCAGCGCTAAGAATTGCCAACCTTCTGAGCGTAATTGCTCGTAGGTGGCGTGGAACAAAAAGTACTTCTTATCGAATTTGAAAAGTGTGAGAAATCCGTTTGAAATTGTAACAAGGAGAGAAACGAACCAGGTACACCAGTAAATTGAAGTGGAGAATTGCGTGGTCGTCTGATTATACTGAATTGAGAGAAGGGCCGGTACAATTACAGACCCAATTGTTACAATTATTCGGTTACTGTGAAAAAGATAGGCGGTTCGAGTACATTTTTCATAAGATTCTTGAATTGTATTTACGTAGTGCTCTTCAAATATTATGCGCTGATCGGCTCTCAGACTTATTGTTCCTAGGGCCTGCCTTAATTGGTATATGGCTTGTTTGGCATTACCCATCTGTGTTGGGTTGATAAAATTGATATATGGGGTCCGACGAATTCTAGATAAAATATGCCGTATACCGTATGGGCTCAACACTATATTTACGAAGAGACTGATGCAGCAACGTGTAATGTAAACATCGACGAATGGCGAAGGATTCACGAGGATGAGGACCAGCGCATCTTTGCCAAAGTCGGTCTCGGCGACAAGACCGCCTATATCGCTCTCGGCGCACCTGTAACTGAAGTTGTACCAATGTCAGAGCATAAATGTGTCTTTCTGCCGTCGTGGGTCCTCGATGTACTTGGCACGGATGGCTCAGGTGAAACAGTTGAAATCGAGTGGCTGAGTGCGGAACATTTCCCTGAGGCCACTCGCATTGTTCTCAGGCCGCACGATTCAGCCTTCCAGCACGCCGATATTAAAGAGGAGCTGGAGCGGGCCCTGACGTCGATTGGGGTTCTTCAGCTAGGGTCAACTGTCCCAGTTGCCCTCAGAGAACTCGGTGGGTTTACTGTGAACTTCGATGTGGTTGGACTGGAGCCTACCGCTCTTGTTTTGATGCAAGGCGATGAAGTTGCGATTGAATTCGATGAGGCGGTTGATGCTATTCCCGTAGAGCCCGAGCCCGAGCCAGAGCCTGTTTCAGAGCCAATGCTGCCGATTATTAACGATGGGGGCTATAAACTCGGTGGGGTTCAGAGGGTTCCTGGGTGGAATCCTTACAGGGTCTAAGGTATCCCCCCATACATCTAATAAATGGCTACGCAGGACCAAATAAATGCCGGCGCCGAACAAATTACGAGCGCTTTCAGGGGGTCCGAGCCATTTTTTATCGGCCGCAACGGAAGCACTGAAATAGCCGTATTTTTCTACTGGCTCAATAATCGTGCATCAGGATGGCCCTGGCCCAGAGATCTCATTTCAAACCTCGAAATGAATTTTGGTGTCTGGCCGATTAATACGACGTCTGTAGATGAATGGTGTAGATGCTACCAGATTTGTCTAAAGGAGCTGACAGGTCTCGCTGCCGGCTGGTACAAGCCCCTCGCTGATGCCGAGCTGAAATTCGTCAATAATCATAATAGTCGAGCTTTCAAGGTTCCTCTACGGAGCCTCGAGCCTTACTATGTTGCACCCGAGCTTCGTTGGACCGCCGAGCTGGCCGATAAGGACGTGGCCGTTGTCACGAGTTTCACGAAAACTATTCAGCAGCAGCTCGACCGCATCGACCCTCTTGTAATCTGGTCTGGAATCGAAGCCCCTGAGACTATTCTGCCCCCAACGACACGCTGGCACCTCGTAAAATCGTATTTCCCCCCGAATGTTTCAAAGGATGACCCTACTGGCTGGGCGTCGATTGGGATTCACTCGTGGGAGCCGGCTGTAGCCCATGTCGTCGATGAAGTTCTCAAGACTGGTGCGAAGACCGCGATTATTGGCTGTGGCGCTCTAGGAATGATTGTCGGCGGTCGACTCCGTAATAAGGGTATCAGCGTGATTCTTATGGGCGGGGCGGTCCAGGTGCTCTTTGGCATTCGCGGGAAGCGCTGGGAGAATCATGATGTTATCTCGAAATTCTGGAATGACAACTGGATTTACCCATTGGAGTCTGAGCGGCCACCGAATGCTGGGATGATTGAGGGGGCGTGTTATTGGGAGTGAGCATCGCGTTAACGTTTTCTCGTGTGACGAAGCCCCCTTTCTGCATTTTTAAAAGTCTTACTTCTGTCACGATACGTTTTAGTAACATTACTAAAATCGGATTCCTGATAGGCTACAAAAGGATATGTGATAACTGTTTTAAATAAATTATTATGATTATCAGTTGCAATCGAAAATAGGGAAGCAGTAAAAGCATATTTTTCATAATGAGATAAAAGCATATCATATGAGCGTTGAGGAATATATACCCAATGGGCTGCAACAGACCAGAATGGATCATAATAAATAATTCCATCCTCCCTACCAATTTCCTTAGGAAAGGTGATATAATTAGATCCACCTAAATAAATATCCCACTTCTTAGGATGTGAATCTAACCATTTTTTAATCTTTCGCCATTTATTCTTCCAACCAACTACTGGTAAGCAATCATCTTCTAAAATTAGTATATTTGGTAGTCGTTCTTTTTTAGCTATTTTTAATATTTTTATAGTCGATAAAAAACACCCGTGGGCTCCATTACTACGACTTTTAACGGCTTCTAAACGCACTAGTTCAATATCAGACCCTGCGAAGTGTTTTTGTATTTTAGCCCATCTATCGGGACGGGATTTAAGATTTATAACAAATGCCTTCATAGGCTCCCTATACTATGCGAAGAACTTCGGCCAATTCCTTTCGCATACAAGAGAAAGATGCGAATACAAATAGCCTCCGATTTACATTTAGAATCGAGGCCCAAACAGACCTTCGAGACGCTGCTCGATGTGGCTGCTCCTTGCCTTGCCCTTCTCGGCGACATCGCCCCAATAAATCATCCGAATCTGAAGGCCTTCTTAGAGTGGTGCTCGACGCGCTGGGAAATGGTCCTGTATATTCCAGGAAAGACCGAATGTGTGGATGAAATGTTTAAACCTGAAGAAGCCGTCAGAATGTTAAAGATTCTGGCGGCGCCCTATAAAAATGTCAATGTGATGTTCCGCGACAGCTTCTACACTGACGACGGGTTGATTATACTCGGCTGTCCCTTCTGGTCCTTCGACCCGAAGGAGTCTAGAGCATTCAGGGACTTGCATAAGGCTGACCTGGAATGGATACGGTCGATTATAAAACAATATACGAACCCTTTTTTGATTTTGACGCATTTTGGACCGGTCAGTTGGGTTCAAGATGAATCTGGGGAATCTGATCCGAATACCTCACCGATTTTCACGGAGACGGAGCTGTTACTGCGAGCTCCCATAGTAACATGGGCCTTCGGGCATTGCCACAACTACCTAGAATACAGTAAGGTCTGGAGTAAGGCGAATGGGATTCCGCGGTCGATTATGCTTGTGTGTAATGGTTTAGGACCTCGGAAGGCGCGGTTCGTCCAGGGGGCTGCTATAACAGAGTACAGGACGGATGCAGTTTTACGGATTGATCCGAAGTTGTATGGGGAAGGGGCGCCGAGCGTTTAGTGTAATAAATATTTCAAACTGGCATTTATGTAAGTAAAAATTGAAATTATATGTAGATGTTTAGCAGTATTATATTATGTCAACTGATACTAGTGTTATAATCGCCTATCAGTTTTGAAGATATCAAGAAAACCTTAGAAAAGAGCATCAAACAGGTTAAGGAGAAGAACTACAAGAACTATTTCATACACGCCTTTAATGCCGAGTGGTTAAAGAAGGACAGGAAGACTCGCCGACGACCTCCCAAACTTTATAAAAATTGATTCTCCGGATTTCACTAAAAAGTGAAAGTTAGTGAAGTGGTTTAAAGTTTTTGTGCGTCTATAGTATAGAACTAAATGGTGAAATATAGTTGTGAAAACTGCCAGAGTGTCTTCGCCCAGAAGGGTCATCTTGAAGCACATAAGAATCGCAAACGCCCCTGTAAAAAGGAC